CACCAGGCGCACAGGTGGGTCAAAATTATACCGGCGCTCGTGGGTCAAATTAATTCCGGCGTTGACAAGAAAGTTAATAACTCATGGAAGGATACTTTCACAACAGGCATAATTGCTTTAATGTTTAGCTTACTTGGCTGGTGGGTGGGGAGATTACTCATAGGTGTTGAAGATCCTCAAGGGTTTGGTGACACTCATTACAGCTCTGATTTTGTATCCTTTTTTTTCATTCAACTTCCGTTTGTTGCCTTTGGTGAAGAATTTCTCAAACTTCTTATGTTTCTAGCGTTTTTATCTTTGACCGTACAATTTCCCAAATGGATAAGGTTACCTTTTTCAATAATTCTTGCATCAGCTATATTTGGTTACCTACACGGGTTCGGATATCAGTGGACAGCAGGTTTGCCTCTTATGTTCAGTGCAATACCTGAATTTTTCGTTTTTCTTTATTGTAGAAGTATTATTCCTCTTGTCTTTGCACATTTTATCACTGATGGGCTTCATGTACTCTTTCGTCTTGAAGACTATGGGGAACTAATTATGGTTAGTTTTCAACTACTTATTATGCTCTGGGTGATAACTAAGTTTATTATTTTTATCATTTCTGATATCTTGAAATTCAAACGATTAAAAACACCAAAAGAGTAACCGTATCCTTGCCTAATAACCAGTGAGGCGCTACCATTCCATCGCCCATGTGGCATGACTAGCGCTCAACTTTAGTGGGATACGCCGGAGGTCTCCGCCTGGGGCCAAAGGAAGAAGATGAATCAGGCTAGGTGCTGGGTCAGCGCGTCACTCCGCGAATCCATCACCGAAATGTAAATGAGTGACTGCGCTCGGAGATGCTTATGTATCGCTGTTTTCGGACGGGGGTTCGAATCCCCCCGCCTCCACCATTAAAAACCCTGCATGTTAATTCTACATAAAAGTTGTTAATATCCCTGGATGGCAGTATAATTACTTCCTGAACGAATTCCTGGAGCACTTGCTTTTTTTCTTCGTCGCTGTCGGAGAAAAGCGAGTGCTTTTTCTGTTCCAGTAAGTCGATAATCAGTTTTTCGTCAATGTCATTGATACTGTTCATTACTTCGATATGGTGTAATTCGGATTCAAGAATAACTTTCCGCTGGTTTGCTTCTTTGATCTTTTCAGCCAATACATTTTTATCAAGCAGCCCTTCGCCGATCGCTTCAATCCAGTTATTCAGCTTCTTTTCAGTTTCTGCAATTTCGCGTTTGATCGGCTGTATATCTTGCTGACTGCTGGCCTTTTGTTCCCGATAAAGGTCCTGTACTTTGCGTGCAACTTCTATCATGGCCGCATCGGTAAAGCAGTTTTCTACAAGCTGTTCGATAACGATATGTTCCAGGTCTTCTTTCCTCACGCCTGTATTACCGCACTTGGCAGCGCAACGGTAGTATCTTAAATGGTTGCCGCCTTTGTGATTAACGTAAGAATTACCCGCGTAGTTTGCTCCGCATTTTCCGCAGCGAACCTTTCCAGTAAGGAGATACAATATTTTCGACTTGAAAGCCCCAGGTTTCTTTTTTCTGTCGGCCATAATGGCGTTCACCTTTTCCCATAATTCTTTGGATACAATCGCTGGAATAGCCCCCGGTATAATTACTTGCTGTTCGACTGGTTTTTTCTTATGGGTATTTCGCTTGCCATCCTCATTTTTGGCGCTGGCTACATCCCAAGTATATACGCCTTTGTATTTCTGATTCGATGCCCAGCCGTCAAAGCTGTTCTTTGTAAATTTCCTTCCTGTTCTTGTACGGAATCCTTGTTCATTCAGTAACTCTACAATCTGAGGTACGGATAGACCGCTAGCGATCCCTTCGAAGTAAATCTGTACAGCCCTGTACGTTTTTTCGTCAATCTCATATTTCAGCGTTTCGGGGTTTACCTTATATCCGTATGGAGGACGGCCGCCAGCGTGCAACCCTTTTTCAGCATTTTCGGCCATACCTTTTCGAGCTTCACGGGCTAGATTGGCACTGTAATATTCTGCCATACCGTCAAGAACAGACTCTAAAATAATTGATTCTGGAGAATTGTCGAACTGTTCCAGGACGCTTTCAAGTAAGACATTATTCTTTTTTAGCAAGCGTTTGTAAAAGGCACTGTCATAACGATCACGCGCAAACCGATCACGCTTGTGTACCACAACTACGTCAAAAATGCCCATAGAACTATCAGCCATCATACGCTGAAAATCTGGACGGCGGTCAGTCGTAGCGGTTTTAGCTTCGTCTGTGTATGTGCCGACAAGGATATACCCTTTTCGCTTGCAATACTCCTTAATTGCTTTTAACTGTGCGTCTATTGATTCAGCCCGTTGATTGTCTGAACTGTAACGTAGGTAAGCAACGGCGCGTAAAGACATATCTGATCTCACCTTATCACTAGTATTTCATTATATTTAAAGGTCAACAGAATATTTGATAGCCCGTCCAATTATGCGTACCTGGTTCTCGTTTGTCGCCACTATCGGCTCATACGCAGGGTTGTCCGGCATTAAAATCATGATGTCCCCTTGCCACTTTATCCTCTTCAATGTTGCTTCAGTATCGCCGTTAAGTAGCACTGCTGCGATTTGTCCAGACTCAACAGTCGGTTGCTCACGGATCAAGACGAGGGAGTTGCTAGGAATGGTCGGGCTCATAGAGTCACCTTTTGCGTATAGATAATACAGCTTTCCGGACGGTAAGTTTTCGACAACCTCATACCGGTAGTCTTCAACATTCTGTTCCGCAAAAATCGGATCGCCGCAAGCAATAACGCCGATAATCGGGATCGGCCTAACTTCCCGGGGAAGAGGAATAAGGTTACTGATTTCCTCATTAATTTTTGGGAACAAATCGTTAATGCTAACTCCGAGAGCGTCGGCGATAGCGAAAAGCGTATTTTGTTCAGGTTCATTCGTCCCAGCCTCATATGAAGATATGGTATTATGCTTCACACCGATCTTCAGGCCCAGCTCTTTTTGTGTCATGTTCCGCATTTTGCGGTACTTCCTTATTTGCATACCTACATACCTTGAAACGTCCTTCATGAAATTTCCAACCACCTTTCAATTATATTATACCAAACTTCATGAAACCGTAAACATTTAATTTCATATTTTGTGAAAATATTTGTTGACTTCCTTTTTTACTTCATGTATCATGAAGTCATCGGAGGTGATGATATGCAGCAAGAAAAACTGATCGCTTGGCGGAAGTATCATGGGTTAACGCAACAGGACATGGCGAAGCTGATTGGTGTTGACGTGCGTACCTACATCAACAAGGAAACTGGCATATCTCAGTTTAAGGCCAATGAGATGTTCGCGATAGCCGAAAGATTGGGTAGAAAAATAGATGAAATTTTTTTACCCACAAACTTCATGAAACATGAAGTTGAAGTAGGTAAAACAACTGCCTGACTACGATCAAACAGCACGAAAGGAGGAAATGGCTTGGGAGTCGTTAGGGAGCCCGCGGCAAAGCTAGGAATCACTGTAAAAACCGTTCCACATCCCAGACCAGATGAGGCGTATGACTTGATCGCGAAAATGATAGTCAAAGACTTGATTGCAAAAAGCAAACCAACATCAATGTAACAAAGTACAGCGTGAAAGGAGGTACACCATGAGCAAACTCATTCTCAATCCCGAATACGGCCTATATGAACGCAACGGTCAAGCGTTTTGCAGTAGTCGTCAAGTTGCCGTAGAGTTCGAGAAAGAGCACTACAACGTACTTCGAGACATCGAAAATCTGGATTGTAGCAAGGAATTTAGAGCCTTCAATTTTGAGGTCTCCTCTTACCGGAGTGAGCAGAACAAGAAAGTTCCAGAAATCCTTATGACCAAAGATGGGTTCACTTTTCTTGCCATGGGTTATCGTGGAAAAAAGGCAGCAAGATTTAAAGAGGCATACATTAAACGGTTCAATGAAATGGAACAATTCATTCGTTCTTTGACAGCAGCCAAGCTGGAACATCCAGCTTTCACAGAGGCAATCATGAACGCCCACGAAGAACCAAAACATTATCACTTTAGTAATGAGGCGGATATGATCAACCGAATTGTACTCGGGATGAGCGCAAAGCAGTTCCGGGAATTGCACGGGATTGCGAAAGGCGAGTCAATCCGGCCCTATCTAAGCGCCGAACAGATTAAGGCAGTTGAAACTCTCCAGCGGGTGGACATCGGCCTGATCTTAGCTGTGCCGGAATTTGAGCAAAGGAAACAGGTTCTAACGCAATATTTTGATCGGTTAAAACTCAAACAAATTGCGTAAGGAGGTATGGATATCGTGGGAAAAGCACAAGGAAGACCAGCGGAACGCGGCACAGACGGTAAATTCATCGTTCGGTTCACTCTTCCGGAATGGTTGGTTCGCAAGATCGTTTTAGAAGTACGCGCAGCAAAGAATAAACAATCTCAGCATTCAGCATGACGATGATTAGGTGGCATAACAGCAGTCGTGAAGAAGCAAGCGGCTCCTAGGAGCTGCCTTGGTGGACAAGCTGGAGGGAGGATTGGTTGGGTGTATACAAAGCAGGAATTCATGCATTTATTGGAACAAAAGTTCCGGACAAGTGGATTTCATAACGCTAGCAGATGGTTTGGTCTTGTGTATCGTGACATGCGTTTGTCGATGCTTTTGCAGCCGGAGCTGAGGGAAGTGATTCGCGAACAGCGCAGGGAGGTTCTTGCCGCCTGGAAGGAGTTTGCGGCTCGGTTTGTCATCGGTGGGGTTAAAGTGCAGATTCGTCTTCATGCGTCACTTGAATCTGCCCTGGCTGAATCTCAAACTCGTACTCAAAATTTGAGAAGCCCCTCATCCCGAGAGGAGGGAAAGCCTTGATCGAAGTGACACTAACGACCAGCAGTTGGTACCCAGAAGTATTCCTGCTGCCGCTGTCGCTGGTCGCAGTCAGTCAGTATGTAAGTCGGATCGTGAGGATGAATCGACGCCTACCGATCGGACACCGCGTTCGTGGTGACGTGCTGGCGTAGGCATCTTCGGATATGGCGAATCACAATATCCGGTTTCGGTGACAAACCGATTCTGACACCCGAGAGGAGGTGAATGGGATGGAAAAAGGAGCAAAATTACAGACTCCTCAAGAACCGATCATCGTTTGCTTTTCTGAGAAAACAACTGAGCTTCGTAAGGAATTGGTCGAGAAGATAATCGGATTATTTTCAGAGTCAGGGCTAACTTTCGACGAATCGTACCGCATCTTGGAAATCACAAATGAAACACTGATGTACCGGTCAAGATTCGTTCGTCTTTAATGTGCAAAATGACCCTGACTGATGAATCTGCAGATCGATTTCTAATCCTTCAAGAAGGGAGCTAACTTGGATGAACGATGACAGACTGGAACGGCTGGGCACATACTTCGTGTTCCACCAGATCAGAGAGCGGTATGAAATCACATTCGAAACATTCGTTCGGCGGGTGCAATCGGGGGCCTGGGAAGCATATCTCGCATGAGAGGAGGAACAGGGGATGGAGAACATTGGAAATCTGGCAACAGCAGCCGAAATGGTTGAGGACATCCTGGCCGATCCGGTACTGCAAAGTCGGATCAGTGCAGACGCGTTTATCGGGTTGCTGATGATGGCAAACACGCCTGAAAATGAAAAGCCCACCTGCTACCAACAGGTGGGGTAAGACGGTCATTTCCTGAGTATCTTGGCGGATCGAAGGAAATGACAACCGATCAAACGGAGGACAAGCCTCGCTATTACCCATTATAGCTAAAATGTCGCAATTGTATACATAAAAGTTTGTCCTCCGATAAAAAGGAGTGATATTGCGTGACCAAACGAGATGTAAAGCTGTTCGCTACAATGCTGGAGTGGTCGAAAGAAGTGGGCCTGGATTACAAACAGTTCATCAACTCTGATAACGGCATTTCTTTTATTGAGTGGTGGGAGGCAATTTTTTCTCGAATGAGCCTTGAGGAAGTGGAAATTTATTTGGATATCCCTGCGTTCCCGGGTACACGAGAAAATGGCGTGATCCATAAATTGCGTGACATGGCGATGGCTCACAGGGACCGCCTGCTTGAAGCTGTCATGAAAGGAGCGGGGCAGCATGCAAAAACCGAACGATACGCTGGGTGACTTTCACCAGTTCATGGGTCAGATCGAAAAGACCTGCAAGCGCCTTGGTTTAGATTTTGGAGAATATACAAGCCCATTTGAGTTATTTCAAGATGTGATGGCCAGAGAGTCCGTTGAGACGCTCCAATACCTTGATGCTAGGATGGTCGATGATTATTTGCACGACGACATCCTAGGAGATATGCACCGTGCTGTTCGTAATCGTCTCCGGGAACTGGGCTATTTCTTGACGGAAGGGGTGCGGACAGCATGAGCAAGGATATTTTGCAAAGGTACGATGACATGTCCGTGCGGGCGGCGATGGGCGATGTGAAAGCGCAGATCGCAACACACATCTTTGACGCTCTAATGGCAGAGCTTATCACGGATGACCAGGCACTTGAGATTGTTAACATTTGGCGGCGGGATGGCATCTTCGTGGCCTATGAACTGTTCTTGCAGTTAAGCGGGGAATCACATCGTGAGGAGGTAACACCAACGGATGAATGCAATAGGGAACAACTTCTTACTCGATGAAGCGCCGCTGGTCATCCTGCCGTCGTTGGCCGTTCGGATTGGGTTGAACGAGGCCATCGTGATCCAGCAGCTCCACTACTGGCTACAGAAAAGCACGAACATTCGGGATCGTCGCAAATGGGTCTATAACACATACAAAGAGTGGCAGGAGCAGTTTCCGTTTTGGAGCGAGATTACTGTCCGGCGGATTCTGACTTCTCTCGAAAATAAGGGATTTATCAAATCGGAACAGTTTAACAGACCTGAATTTGACAATACGAAATGGTACACCCTCATTTACGAACTACTTCCCGAGCTGGTTGAGGATGATATCGGAAGGAGAGAGACGAGATGGCAACCTACAGACAGGTACAAACGAGCTTCTGGCAGGATGGGTTTGTCCTCGATTTAACGCCCGAGGAAAAGTACTTCTTCCTTTATCTGATGACAAACAGCAAGACGTCGCAGTGCGGTATTTATGAGCTGCCAAAGCGGATCATTGAAACAGAGACCGGTTATAACCGGGAAACCGTGGACAAGCTCCTTCAGCGTTTTATCGATTACGGCAAAATCGCATACAACGAATCGACCAAAGAAATTATGATGGTTAACTGGTTGAAGTATAACCGGATCAACAGCCCCAAGGTGAAAGCGTGCATCACGAAAGAGCTGAAGGGCGTTAAACACCAAGCGTTTGTCGAGTTATTCCATAGCCTGTGCATACAGTATGGATACGGTATAGATACGGTATCGATAGACTATGGGGAAGAAAAAGAAAAAGAAAAAGAAGAAGAAAAAGAAGTAGTAGAAGAAGCAGCAGAAGCGGGAGCTGCAACGCCGCCAGATAAAAACTCGACCAACACAGGAAATGCCTCTGTGAAAAAAGCAGACCCAATAACCTTCTACATGCAGAATATCACGCCATCAATTCCACCGATCATCATCCAGGACATCGATCAGTGGATAGAAAAGGGTCACTTCGATGAACCGGAAGCGGTCATTGTTGAAGCCCTCAAAGAAACGATTTTGAATGGCACAAAGAGTTGGAAATACACAACCAAGATCCTTATCGGTTGGGCCGACCAAGGGTTACGTACGCTTCAACAGGTACAAGCTGCCATAGCTGAGCATGAGCGGAACAAAAACGCTGGTTCCAGGAGCAGAACGGGACGAGCCCGTCAAACTGATAAAACTGCTGCTGATCAAGCACAACTCGACAAATTGCGTGGTGGACAAGCTGTTGATGTTGATCCTAGCTACGATCCGGGTGAGGATCTGGAATTACAGCAATTGATGGGCCAGCTACAAAGCAAAGGGGATGGTGAGCAGTGAAATCCATAGGTGAAGTGTTGGAGTCCGATTCGAGGTGGCAGATGCTGCAGGAGCGGGCTAGGCGTGCGGAGGAAGAGTTGTACAAGCACGAACTCATAGTCCCTCTCCTTGAGCGGTATCCAGCCGAACAATTTTCCATACGTGAATTGCGTGAATACCGGGATACAAACGCCAATTGCAAACAGTGCCAAGGCTTGGAGGGGTGCCGTAATCCCTTGCAAGGGCATCGAATGCTACTTACCGCAGAGGAAGGGTACTCTCCAACGTTTGCATACACACGATGCAATTTTCAAAAAAGCCATGACTACCAGCGAAAGATAAAATCATTGATCAAAAGTCAGTTCGTGCCGGACCATATCGTGAATACGACTTTCGAAACCCTGGAGAAAGATGCAGGCCGGATAGAGGCGCTGAAAGCAGCGATTCACTTCTGTGTCAGCTTTGAACGCGGGAAGACAACGAGAGGCCTTTACATATACGGCCCGTTCGGAGTGGGAAAAAGCGCAATTGTCGGGGCTATGGCACAGGAGTTGGCGAAGCGTGGTGTAGATGTCCTGATGGTCTACGTCCCTGATTACCTGATGGAGATCAAGGGTTCAATCGAGACGGGCGGGATGGAGCAGAAGCTGGAGGCTTTGAAGAAGGTCTCGGTCCTGATCTTGGATGACATCGGAGCGGAAGCCATTACGGCATGGACGCGGGACGAGGTGTTAGGGCCTATCCTTCAAAGCCGCATGGAGAAGCTGCCGACGATTTACACTTCCAATCTCACACTGGATGAATTGGAACGGCACTTTGCCAATGCAAAGAATGAGCACAGTCCAAACTACCGAAGCGCTGCTCGAATCATGGAGCGGATCGAGCCGTTCGTTCAGTTTTGTGAGGTTAAGGGACGAAATAGACGGCGCGATCAGAAGCAGGCTCCTAGTTAACAAAAACGTGACATTTTTGACCCTCCTTCTTGAAAGAGGAGCGGAGTCAAAGGGAAGGTGAAAAATGCAAATTGTAATCGGCTTTATGGCAGGTCTGATGTGCGGGTTGGGTTTAGCCTATGTGATTAGCACTCCAGGAGGTTTGATATGATGAGCGAGCAGCAGATCATTGAAACACTGGCAACGAAGGTGATGGGGTGGAAGGCGGACACTTTCCACCTGACTGCGAACGGTTGGGAAATCTGGAGCTTACCAGAAGGTGGGTTTGTATTGAGAGACAACTGGAACCCACTCCACAACATAGCCGATGCGTGGCAAGTGCTCACCAAACTGAAAGAGACCTACAGGAACGCGGGCGTCGTCTACAACGACGTAGCAGGCGTTTGGGAGTGTCATGCAGGGTATGACGGGCACAGTTACTTTGCTATCGATGTGGAAGGCAAAACAGAATGTGAAGCGATATGCAATGCAGGCATGTGGGTGGCGCATGAGCTGCATTTAACAAATCGGTAACTTTGATAAATGGAGGGGTAGCATGAAGCGTGAATATTACTGCCCGTGCTGCGGATTATTCTTCTGGCATAATCAATACCAGCAAAACGGAGAGAGAATTGAATGTGTTGGCGCACAATGCCCTAACCCCGAGTGCGAGTCACAGGAAGCGCCAAGTGACTATATGTTGTTCGCTGTCGATACCTTCGGCTTTGCTTACTTTGCAGAAGCGAACAAAGAAGACATCGACAGTAAAAAATGGTCATCACCCAAGTACGCACCAGAGAACGCAATCGAGATTTATAGGAAACAAGGATTCAAAATCGTTTAACACAACACACGATTTGTAAAACGAGGGGGGAGAGCGGTGAAAGTGCCACGGATTCTACATTACCCGGGCAGCAAGTGGAGCATGGCTGAATGGATCATTGAGCATATGCCGGAGCACGAGACGTACCTGGAGCCGTTCTTTGGAAGTGGGGCTGTTCTCTTCAACAAAGCTCCATCGCAGGTTGAAACTGTGAATGATTTGGACAGCCAAGTTGTAAATTTGTTTCGCGTCATTCGAGATCGGGGAGATGAGTTGGCGGAAAAGCTCTACTGGACGCCTGCATCACGAGAAGAATACTACACCGCGTATGACCTAACCGGTGACGAGTTGGAGGATGCCAGACGATTCCTTGTCCGATGCTGGCAAGCGATAGGCGTAAAGACAAGCGACCGTACCGGATGGCGTAGCATCATCAGTCCAAATGGCTCGTATTTACCCAAACAATTTGGGGCGCTTCCGGAAAGAGTGCTACGGGTAGCCGAGCGACTGAAAGAGGTAGAGATTGAAAACCAGCCTGCCGGGCAATTAATCGAGCGTTACAAACGACCAGCTGTGCTCATCTACGCTGATCCTCCCTACGTATTGGAGACGCGAACCAACAGGCACTATAAGCATGAAATGACTGTGGAAGATCATTTGGAATTGCTCGACCTGTTGGATGATCACCCGGGACCAGTTATTCTCTCCGGATACAGTCACCCACTATACGACGATCGGCTCAAGCATTGGCGTAGAGAAACGTTTATGGCCAAAGCGGAGCAAGGGGTTAGCCGGACGGAAGTTCTTTGGATAAATCCGGTTGCAGCCGAGCAGGTAGGGCAGCAGACAATCTTCTCGCTGCCCGGTATTTAACAAATCATTACTTTTGAAAAGGAGTGAACGGAATGGGAACAGCGATTGAGTGGACGGACACGGTTTGGAACCCAGTCACAGGCTGCAGCAAGGTGTCAGAGGGGTGCCGCAATTGCTACGCTTTTGCACTTCATGACATGCGGCATAGAGCCTTCCAGGAGGGCAAGAAGCTGCCACAACAGTACGCAAAGCCTTTCAGTGAGATTCAGCTTTTCCCGGATCGGCTGGAACAACCATTGAAGTGGAAGAAGCCGCGGCGGGTGTTCGTGAACAGCATGGCTGACTTGTTCCACGAAGACGTTCCGTTCGACTTTATCGACCAGGTTTTCGCGGTCATGCTGGCATGCGCGACCTTGGAAGGAAGGAATCACACCTTTCAAATTCTCACAAAACGACCAGAAAGAATGCTGAAATACTTCACTGACAGGGAATCGGCTGAATTGGTACGAGCATGGGCAAAGGCTGGTGATGGCTGGATTCATGTTGGGGATGGAGACATGTATTTCTCAGAATACATCGGTTCCCAAACCAGATACGAATGGAACGAGGATGGAACAGCTAAAGCAGGCAGCGAGTATAAGCCATTCGGACATCTGTCGGGAATCTTCCCATTGCCCAACGTCTGGCTCGGGACAAGCGTAGAGAACCAAAAGGCAGCCGATGAGCGGATTCCGTTGCTCCTGCAGACGCCAGCAGCTGTTCGGTTCCTGAGCTGCGAGCCATTGCTGGGGCCGGTTGACCTTGAGTTTTGGACGCAATTCGATCACCCAGACAATGAAGGATACGGATTGGAAGCAATCAAAGGCGTGGACTGGGTGATTGTAGGCGGGGAATCAGGAGTAAACGCCAGGCCAATGCATCCAGACTGGGCAGTAAGTTTGAGGGATCAGTGTGAGGAGTACGGAGTGCCATTCTTCTTCAAACAGTGGGGAGAGTGGGCGCCGGTTCATGAGCTACGCTGCAATGAGCCAGGAATCAAGGGTAAGCCATGGTACAATTTCGATCCGGACACAGCGCTGTGCAGAATCGGAAAGGAAAGAGCTGGTCGTGTGCTTGACGGTCAAGAATGGAATGAATTTCCGGGAGGGGAACGGGATGAACAAGTTGGAAATTAAAGCTGCCTTGGCCCAAGTGAATGAGCAGGCATCGATCTACGCGAAACGCCTACAAGTGGAATGGGAAGATGATGCCCGCCTGTACATGAACTATGTGCGCAAAATTCAGAGCACATTCAACAAGCTGGCAACATTTCAAACCTTACAAGCACATGGCGAGGAGGGTATTTGGGAGGCCGCGGCAGAACGGGGAGACGACGAGGGTATCAAAGAAATCCTCACACAGTGGATTGCTGATGTGAAAGATCGGGCGTCTTATAATCCGCTAAACTTCTTTGTCGCTCTTCGGTTGTACGAGAGAAAATGCGATAAAATTCGGCGCAAGTATAACCATGTCCATCGCCAAATGAGTAAACTCCAGAGAAGGTACGGCAAATTGGCTGATGAGGCAAAGAAAAAGAATGGCATCTTTGCAGAGAGAATACTCGAAGAGATCAATGCCAAGAATCAAGCAATCGCCACTCTCAAGGAGGCAACCGAACTGGAAGAGATTTCGTTCCGCGAGCAAATCGAGTTGTGGTTTACGACAAATCGACTAAGGAAAAGTGACTTTCTCTCACTCATCACAATTGAGAAACGGCTGCATTATTGGGATGGGGTTCCCAATCGAGCAAAGGAAGACATTGCGTCACTTCCCGAGGAACTGGACTTCGAGGCTTTCAGGGACGCTGTGTTTCGTGACAAGATCGAGCAGGACGACGACAGCTATCTGTTCGATCAGTTCATGCGCGACGTGATGAAATTCATCGACGAGAAACCGGGTGCTATGTTTAACGCATTTCAAGAATGCTTCGGTGCCATTCCAACATACACAGTCCATACTGATGAGTTTGGTCGAGTAGAAAAATTGGAGTCCAATAAACCGAACCTAACCATTGTCCATTAATCAAAGAAGGGGGCGGGGCAATGCATAATCTTACGGTTATTCACCAAAACGGACAACTGCTGGTAGATAGTCGCGAAGTGGCAGAAATGATTGGGGTAAGGCACGCTGATCTGCTTGAAAAAATTGATGGATATGTGAAGCACCTACTGAACGGAAAATTCCGTTCAGTGGATTACTTCATCGAAAGCGAATATCAGGACACAACAGGACGGACACTGAAACGCTTCTTGCTCACCAAAAAAGGTTGCGACATGGTAGCAAACAAATTAACTGGGGAAAAGGGAGTTTGGTTCACAGCTACTTATGTAGCGAAATTTGAGGAAATGGAGAGCGCTTTGCGAGAACCATATCCCAATCTAAGTCCCGAGGTGAAAGCGATTTTCTTCCTGGACCAGAGAACGCAGGAGATTGAAAGCCGGGTCGAAAGGCTGGAGGTAAGTAAGACGATCGATTACGGCCAGCAGCTGGAGTTGCAAAATCTGGCGCGGCGAAAGGTGCTGGAGTCTCTTGGTGGTAAGGAAGGACAAGCCTACCGAAACAGCAGCCTACGCGGCAAGGTGTTCTCTGCCATCTGGAGGGATTTCAAGGACTACTTCAACATTGAATCGTACAAGAACACGTTGGTACGCGACCTGGATAAAGCGAAGGAATATATCAACAGCTGGCGACCGCAGGGAAAGCTGCTGCGCGAGATTGAAGAGGCCAACCGGCAGATGTCATTCTCATGAGGAGGGGGAGTAAATCTCGTCTCCCTTTTCTTTACAAAATTTCAAGGAGGACAAAGCTATGATTTGCGGATTTTGTGACCATGAGATCGAATCGGACAAGCCAGAATGGGTACTGGTGAGCGAGAAGCCTGCCATCAAACACTTCTGCTGCTTGGGATGCCTTAGCGGGTATGTGGACGAACTTGTGATGGATTCAGAAGATAAGGCTGGTCTTTTGAATTAAATGCGGGGTGGTTTCGTGACTGCGCCAACAGAAGTTGATCGCAAAAAGCAAAGAGAAACGCGAATAGCGATAGGTGATTTGATCGAGCAAAACTGCAAAGGGTGCTCGACGTTCGCAGAAAACCATAAGCGGTTTGGGCAGTCTCAAGCTCAAGGTTTATGCACGGCTGAATGCGATATCGGAAAGCAGCTCTTTCTTTTAGGGCAAACCTTACTTACTGGACGGAAGCCTAAGCCACCTGCGGAGCTTAACGAGACGTTAACCAAGCAAAAGAAGGTGAACCAACCATTGGCAGACGAGTTGATTCGAGAAAAATATCTTGAACTGAGCGGAACATTGCCCGATTACAAAATTGCGAATCAATTTAATGTTTCGACTCAAACATTGAAGCGCCGCAAAAAAGAGTGGGGATTAACCGATAAGCGTCGTAATCCAGCAAAGCCAGTCAATACCGATACCGACAAACCAAAACGCAAACCAGGTCGCCCCAAGTCAATGTTAGCAGTCGAAAGTACCAAGGACAGGACGATCAAAGAGGAAAGTATTTTGCAACCGGCGAAGACCCCAAGCGGCGACGAGACAAAGATAGCAGAGCTGGAGATAATGCTGCGAAGCAAACAGGAGGAAGTGATCCTGCTGAAAGCAGAGAACGAACGGTTAAAATCCATGTACGAGCAGCAAATCAAGGAGATCCAAGGGGCGAACTCAAATTCATTCCCTGTGCTTCTCCAGGACTTCCTCGGCTTCACGCTCACCACACGAAATGAAGACGCTGCGGACATAGCCAGACGCGTCCTGCAGCAGATAGGTGCAGACTTGGATTACAGGGTACGCAGCGGGATTTTTGAGGTCACTACCGATGTGGGCACCGCGCCGATTATTGTCCCGCAAACGCAAAAAGGAGATGGCAGTCATGCAGACACAGTCACTGAAAATTGATCAGGCAACCAACACGATCACTGTTCCGCTCGGGGATAAGCCGGTCATGATCTTGGTGGACCCGAAACGGGCAACGGCCAATCTCGTCCCTCTGGTCGAACACGGTGATGTTGTAGTAAAATGTTACCAAGGGAAAATTACTGGTTACGATGAGCGAAAAAGCCATCGATTTGAATAGCCTGGGACCGACAACGGGAGGGCGTCAGATTCACACCTGTAGCAAGGGTGTGATCTGGCGCTCTTTTTATTTTTCACAGAGGGGGGAGATCCGCATGGTAACAATCGGGGAAATCATTGGCTGGAAATCGGCAGATGTCTACCGGCGTCTTTGTGAGCGGTTTATGCAGCTGACCAAAAAGAAGCATGCCGATGCAGCGGGCTGTGTTAAGAAGGATCGAAAACGGCCGTCAGAGCGCTTGTCCTTCGACCAGCTGCGACGGATGATGGGCGACACTGGCCCGAGACAGTTCCTCAAAGAAAAAGGCAGCACACGCAAATAAAAGCATTGGGGAGGGGTTCTCATGCGGGATTTGCTGGATAGCTATAAAGAGACCAGAAAGTCATTGAAACGCATGCAGGGGCGCCTGAAGGAGTCTGACGACGCGATCCGAGTGGTACGTCTGTCAGAGGCAAGAAGGAAGACAGGGAGAGCAAGGGCCGTCTGCAACGGGGATGAAAACAAATCAGAGCGCCAAATCATAGGTGAGATGATCAGCGATACGGAACTCGTGATCGAGTGGTTGGAGACGGGGCGCCGCCCAGGGAACAAGCGGGGGATCGAGCGGCGGGCGGCCTATCAGCGCGAGAAACTGATGGACCCAGTCCGCATGCAGGCATTCGTCTACCGGGGCACCGCAGGAAGCCCGGCGAACCTTACGGATTGGCAGCGGAATCAGATCGAAGAGGCGCTGTGTGTGCTAAGCGAACGCGAAAGAGAATGCTACGTCCTCGCTCACGGTCAGGGATTCAGCCATGAGTATATCGCTGATTTGCTTGGAATCTCGAAAGGCAGTGTCGATTCGTACTTGGCGCGCGCCCAAGAAAAAATTACAGAACGACTCAAAAACAGCCTCTTCCTCGTCTGAAGGGGCTGTTTTTTGCCATGCAAACGCCACCTTATTATGAAAGGTGCTCATCTTTCGCGAACCCCTCTCCTTCCGCCTGGGCAACCGGGCGGATTTTTCTAAAATATTCATAGGAGATATCTTCATTCATGCCGAAATGTTTAGGTGAAAGGAGAGGGAATAATGTCTCATCAAGCTTCGTTAGAACTGGAAATGGCGGTGCGTAAGGCTCTTGGTCGAAATGCTGGACGCGGATCGCTTTTAGTTGCAAGCGCAGATTACATCGACATCGGCTTTGGTTTCGCCGCTCTTACTGCAGCGGTTGCTCCCTATTACGTAAACGCAACCGCTGAAGAACAAGTGGAAATCAGCGAGTTCCTCAAACGGTACACAGAACTGAATGGTGGCAGGGCTAAAGAGCACGCTGAATTAGTTGAACAGGCGGCACAAGAACTCGATAAGTTGATCGGAAAACTCAAAAAGTAACGGAAGGCACCCACGCGGTGCTTTTTCTTTTGCTGGATAGAAAAGGGAAGCAGTAACATTTGAAGAATATTAAGGAGTGAGGTGAGAAAATGGAAAACTTGATTGGAACAATAATATTCCTACTCCCAGGTTTCCTGGCATATTTTTGGTTGCAATCATTTGGAATTACCCCGGTGACCAAGCACACACCTGCAGAATTCACTACAATATCTGCATTGCTTTGGTTGCCGGTATCTTTCTTTACGCTCCTCTTATATAACGTCGCAATATGGCTATCTGTAAAATTGGTTCAACTTGAACCAATTTGGACCGTTGCTGACCTGAATAAAGTATCAGGAAGTTTTGTCTTCTTGATAATGTTTTTGCTTCTCAGCGCACTTGTGAGTTTCATATTGTGCTTGGGATGGATAAAATTTGGACACAAGCGTCTTCAGAATCTCATAAATAGAATTAGGATCTCAAGAGGTATTGCTCCATTTTCTGAATCGCCATCGGTTTGGGATGAGGTTTTTGTAAAGTACGGCGGGAAGGTTGTTGAGATTGGCAAGATTGACAAACCAGAAGGGAAACTCATTGGTTGCATTAGAAAAGCGTCCCGGCCACTTGAGCCAGAACGCAATTTATATCTTGATGATGTGCAATTTTTTACAATGATAGTTAAGAACTATGATGTTCCTATATCAAACATTTTTTACGACACGAAGTCAGGATCGTATGTAAAAGTGTTTGATAATGAAGCGATAATTGAGGCACAGCATAAATATTACGCAGATGAGGCAACTACTTCTTAGAAGGAGATGGCGGTTGAATTCTTGCTGATGGTTGCTCAACAGAGCGTGTCTCACCAGTTGGTTTTATTCTCATGGATGGTTGGTTAACAGAATCGGTAACTGGTCTCAACTGCCCTTTATTTTCACTCATATTATTTCCCTCCTTTCTATCGAATGATGGGTGACGCTATCGAAATTCGACGTTTTGGAGGGATATTCCTTTTTTATTGTAAGCACCCATGCGGTGCTTTTTTCTTTTCCCTAAAAACGAGGTGGTGAGCTTGAATTATGTACAGCCGATCCGCGACCCAGAAGTCATTTCCGGCATCAAGCGGTACCTAAAAGAGAAAAACGAGCGTGATTACATTCTGTTTCTGCTTGGCATCTATACCGGCTTACGTATATCGGATATCCTGCAGCTCAAGGTCGGAGATGTCAGGAAAGACAGGATTTATTTGCGGGAGATGAAGACCAAGAAGCGAAAGAGCCTGCCCATTCACCCTGCCCTACGGAGAGCTTTAAAACCATACATTGAGGGCAAAGAGGATCATGTCTATCTGATCCAGAGCAGAAAAGGTGAAAACAAGCCCATCCAGCGCAGCATGGCCTACAAGATCCTGAAAGACGTTGCGGAGCGTTTCGGACTCGAAAGTATCGGGACGCACACGCTGCGGAAAACATTCGGCTATCACTTCCACAAGGAAACGAACAACAGCGAGATGCTGCGGGAGATATTCAACCATGCTGATGTAAGCATCACAAGGCGATACATCGGCATCGAACAGGACACGATTGACCAGGCGATCTTCCGGCTTCGATTTTGACGCATTCTCTATTTTAAATGAATGTGTCATTCAAACTAGCCATTGCTTACAAATACAGATGCAACAAGGGTTTGAAAGGTGTTGACCAATGAAACACTTTGTTAAGATATGATTCATTCAATTTATATTTTTTAAATGAAGAGATGGAGAGAGTGGCGGAAGCCTTGTGGCTGTAAGGCTGAACCGCATTTTGTGGCGTGATTGAATTGTGTGAAAAACAGACACAATTTACGGGGAGCGGGTCCTCCTGGAGAGGGGAAAGCCTGCGGGTGCGCGTGACCCCAAAATTTCGCTAGTCACAGATTTTTTTTCATCATTTCGCTTCGGAAAACGGGGTATGCATAAACGTTGCATAACAATGTATAACCCGCGTCATTTATGCATTTTTAGACGGTTCTTTTACTCAAAAAAAGGGAGGTGGTGGGGATGGTAAATGCGAAATGAAGACTCGGATCGTAGCGAAGTCTTTTTCACTACGAAACAAATGGCCGACACCCTAAGAGTGACGACGAGACGTGTTCAGCAGCTGGCTGAAGAGGGCGTTTTGGTGCGTGCGCAGAGGGGGAAGTATCTTGCCATCGAAAGTATGCAAAAGTACATCCAATACATCCAAGAGCGGGAGCAATCCACGGAATCCGATGTCGATTACTATCATGAAAAAGCCCTGCACGAAAAAGCCAAACGAGAAAAAACGGAGATGCAGGTTGCCATCATGAAAGGAGAGCTTCACCGATCAGAAGATGTAGCAGCAGTCATGGGGGATATGGTTGCTTCCTTTCGGTCCCGTTGTCTCGCGATGCCTACCAAAATTGCGCCGCAATTGCTCAATAGGAAGGAAATTGCGGAGGTTCAAGAGCTCTTGACGGATGAGATTCACCAGGTGCTGGGTGAATTGTCGGAGTACGACGCAAAAGCGTTCCATACACGCAGTAATGAGTATTTTGAGGTGGATGAAGATGAAAGTGATCGCGAATAATACACTCCGTTTATTCCGCGATATTGTAAAACGCGTGGCCCCTCCACCAAAGCTGACCGTATCCCAGTGGGCAGACCGATCACGTAGACTATCGTCGGAGTCATCCGCAGAACCCGGCCAGTGGCGAACGGATCGAGCCCCCTATCAACGAGGGATATTGGATGCCATATGTGACAATCAGGTTGAAACGGTTGTCGTGATGTCTTCGGCCCAGGTTGGGAAAACCGAGATCTTGCTGAATTCCATTGGTTATTTCATCGACTACGACCCGGCTCCTATCATGCTTGTGCAGCCAACACTTGAGATGGCTCAGGCATTTTCCAAAGACCGGCTCGCGCCGATGCTACGTGACTCGCCTGCGCTGCGGGGAAAGGTCAAGGACGTGAAAAGCCGAGACAGCGGAAATACCATGCTCCATAAAACTTTCCCGGGCGGACATATCACAATGGCCGGCGCAAACTCTCCTGCGTCATTGGCGAGTCGCCCGATTCGCGTGGTGCTTTGTGATGAGGTAGACCGGTATCCTGCTTCTGCAGGTACAGAGGGTGATCCCGTTTCACTAGTATCGAAAAGGACCACGACCTTCTGGAATCGTAAACGCATCCTCGTGAGTACACCGACAATCAAAGGGGCTTCACGCATCGAAGCTGCTTACAACGAAAGCAGCATGGAACAGTGGTGCCTGCCTTGCCCTTCTTGCGAGGAATATCAGCCCCTTACCTGGGGGCAAATTCGATTCGAGGACGTCACCCTTCGATGCAAGTTTTGCGGATTCCATCACTCCGAAACAGAATGGAAGGCGGGCAAGGGAAAATGGATCCCACAGAAGGAAAACAAAAAGGTGAGAGGCTTCCATTTGAACGAACTTGCTAGTCCGTGGAAACGGTGGGATACCATCGTGAAGGAATTCTTGGAAGCAAAAGCGGGCGGCGTCGAGCAATTGCAGGTCTGGGTAAATACCTCGTTGGGAGAGACATGGGAAGAACAAGGCGACCAAGTGGAAGAAGACACGTTGGTCAAACGGCGGGAAACCTATGAGGCCGATATCCCGGACGGCGTCTTGGTTCTGACAGCGGGTGTCGATGTTCAAGGAGACCGGCTTGAAGTGGAAGTGGTCGGCTGGGGAGCTGGTAAAGAGTCATGGGGGATCAAGTATCACCAGATTATCGGCGATCCAAGTCAACCTGGCGTATGGAAAGACCTTGATGAATTCCTTGCGCGTGTGTGGAGGCGCCAGGATGGATACGGGATGACAATCGCTTGTACATGTATTGACAGTGGGGGGCATCATACAACAGAAGTGTATCGTTTTTGTAAAGCTAGGGAGCACCGACGCATTTTCGCTATTAAGGGAAAAGGCGGAAACGGTATCCCATTCATTGGGCGCATGTCGCGAACACCACGCGAAAAATGCGCTCTTTTTATTCTCGGTGTCGATTCCGGCAAAGAAACGGTGATGAGTCGCTTGAAACAGGAATTTGAAGGAAGTCCAGGCTACTGCCATTTTCCCCGCAATGAGAACAGGGGGTATGACGAGGACTATTTCCGTGGGTTGACCTCGGAAAAGAGGGTCATTCGTTTTCACAAGGGCGTACCCCGAGTGGAGTGGGTGAAAAAAAGCGGGGTCCGTAATGAACCTCTTGACCTGCGGAACTATGCAACAGCCGCGCTTGAAATTGTGAATCCTGATTTAGACAAGCTGGCCGAAGTCGGGCTTACAATCAAAAACCCTAGTATGCGTAAGCAACGACGTGTATTGAGCAAAGGGATTTGAGAAGGGAGGTGAAAGGAACAATGAGTTGGACATTGCAGACGGCGCGATCACGTCTGAACGCCTGGTTGGAGGCGGAACTTGCGGTTTCTACCGGACAATCCTATCGTCTGGGAAGCAAGCAATTAACCCGCGCAAATTTATCTGATATCCGGGAGCAAATCCAGTTTTGGCGGAATGAAGTAGCCCGATTGGAACGGGGGAATCGGCCGGGGGCGCGAGTAATGAGGGTTGTTCCTCGTGACCTATGAGCAAATTGGACCGATTGATATCTGTTATCTCGCCTCAATGGGCCCTGAAGCGTTCTGCAGCCAGGAGAAAATTAGCAATCATGAACTCTGGATATTCTCATCATGGAGCAAGCCGCACAAAAAAGTCTTTGCTTGGGTGGATTTTTAATGGCGGATCACCAGATGAGGACATCATTGACAACTTGGATGTTTTGCGTCAGAGATCCCGAGACCTTTACATGGGCGGTTCTGCTCTCAGTACAGGAGCGCTCAAAACAGCAAGAACCAATGTGATTGGGACAGGCTTACGACTCAAGCCGGCCATTGATGCTGACTTCTTAGGAATAGACGAAGAGCAGGCAGATGAGTTGAAGCGTACCATCGAGCGGGAGTTTGCTCTATGGTCTGAGTCCGTAGATTGTGATGCCCAGCGACTAAACAACTTTTTTGAGCTGCAGCAGTTGGCCTACTTGTCTCAGCTAATGAGCGGGGATTGCTTTGCTTTGTTGCCGATGATACCGCGCCCACACTCCGTTTATGATCTGCGGATCAGGCTAATGGAGGCAGATCGTGTATGTGATCCAGATCGTATAGACGGAAGGGACATTAAAGGCGGTGTGGAGTGCAATGAGTATGGAGAAGTGATCGCCTACTGGTTCTCCAGCCGACATCCTTTGAGCACATCATCCAAGCGACAGACATGGACTCGCGTAGAGGCGTTTGGCCTTCAAAGCGGGCGACGCAATCTGTTACATCTGATGGAGAGCGAACGACCCGAACAGAGACGTGGGGTTCCGATTTTGGCACCCGTGATTGAGCCACTCAAGCAACTGGGACGATACACAGAAGCTGAGTTGATGGCGGCTGTTGTGAGTGGGATGTTCACTGTTTTTATCAAGTCGAACACACCCCAAACGCCACTCGGAGAAGGGATTGACTTGGAACATCAAGTGGACTCGGAAGACGAGACCACTTACGAACTCGGCAATGGTGCCATTATTGGTCTTGCTCCCGGGGAAGAAGCTCAGATGGCGAATCCAGGTCGTCCCAACTCGGCATTCGATGGTTTTGTGACGGCCATCCTACGCCAGGTGGGGGCAGCGCTTGAGATTCCATATGAATTGCTGGTCAAACATTTCACCGCATCGTATTCCGCAAGCAGAGCGGCACTTTTGGAAGCCTGGAAAAGCTTCCGCATGCGCCGATCTTGGTTGGCCGCTGATTTTTGCCAACCGATTTATGAAGAATGGTTTGCAGAGGCCGTTGCAAAGGGACGTATCCCGGCGCCCGGTTTTTTTGATGACCCCTTGATTCGCCGCGCTTATACAAGAGCCGAATGGCATGGGCCATCACCAGGGCAAATCGATCCGTTGAAAGAGGCCAATGCTGCTATTTTGCGGATCAAAGCGGCCATCAGCACCATTGAGCGGGAGACTGCCGAGTTGACAGGGGGGGACTTCGAGCAAAATGTTCGCCAACGAGCAAGAGAAGAAAGGCTGTTACAAGCAAGTAGCTTGACAATTTCAGGAGGTGATCCTACCAGTGAAGAAGTTTTGGAATCTAATGAAGACGAGCAAGAACAATAGCGCAGAGCTGCAGATCTATGGCCCGGTTTCGGAGTACAGTTGGTGGGGCGACGAAGTGACGCCCAAAGCATTCCGGGATGAATTGAATGCACTTGGAGATGTGGAGGAAATCGTGGTGCGCCTGAATAGTGCGGGCGGAGATGTATTCGCAGGCCTTCATATCTACCAACTTTTGAAGGAGCACAAGGCGAAAGTGACAGTACGAGTGGAGGGGCTGGCTGCTTCCATTGCGTCAATCATTGCGTGCGCAGGCGACACTATCATTATGCCTAAAGGATCCATGATGATGATTCATAATCCATGGACGAGCGTGTGGGGGGCTGAGGCAAACGATTTGCGACATACCGCAGATGTTCTGGACAAAATCCGGGATGCATTGGTCGAGGTCTATGCTGAAAAAACAGGCATGGAAGCTGATGAAATCAAGGCACTGATGGACGCAGAAACGTGGCTTACCGCGACAGATGCCGTTGAAAAAGGCTTTGCAACTGAAATGGAGCAGGAAATCCAAATCGCTGCGTCTATGCGAGGGAAGAAAGCCATTTTCAACGGGATTGCCTTTGACTTTACCCCCTTCACGAATGCGCCCGAACTTCCGCCGAGTACCACGGAGAGTAGGGGAGCGTTGGCTGCTGTGGCTGGGGTGCTTGCTCTTCCAAAACCAAGCGAGGGCGATCCTGCTGTCGACTCTCATTCCACTGTGAATGCGCTATCGAAAGAAGCGTACGAGGCCGCCGTGCAGAAAGGCATCGAGCAGGAGCGAGCGCGCATGAAAGCATTAGACGAACTGGCAACCACACCGACTGCTGCGAAGCTGGTAGCCGAGGCAAAGTACGTGTCAGGTGCTACAGCTGAACAGGTTGCGGTCGAAATTTTGAAAGCAGATAACAAGATTCGCGCCACTTTTGCAAGCAAGATGCGTGCGGATGCGGACAGTTCTGGGGTAAACCTTATCCCACCATCTGATACCACCATGGCAAACGGTGATGAAAAACAGCAGAAAGCCAATGCCCTTGCGGGTGTGATGAATCGAATTCGAGGAGGCCGCCAATCATGAGTGAAAATCTTGTTACCCACCACAGCATTGCGTATGACAGTCTCATTGCAGGAGTTGTGATGCCCATCGTTTCTGATACGGTTGTTCTTTCAGCCGGCCGCGTTTACGAACGAGGGGCAGTTCTTGGAGTCGTTACGGCTTCTGGGAAGGCTGTCATGATCGATTCAACGAAGTCAGACGGGTCTGAAAAACCGTATGCCGTGCTGGCGCAAACCGTTGATGCCACAGAAGCGGATGTAACTGCGCCGATTTACCTGACTGGAGAGTTCAACGCGGCTGCTCTTAAGTTTGGTGGAACGGATACGGCAGACATCCATAAGGCTGCGATGCGTCAACTCGGTTTGTTTGTCAAAAATGTCTTATCCTAAAACATTCTAAGGAGAGTGACCCAGAAATGACTATTAGTATTTATGATCCACGCACTATGCTGGAAGCCATTGAGCAGATGCTCCCGGTAAATACCTTTCTCAAGAGCACCTTTTTTACGAATTCCCGGACATTTTTGACAGAGAACGTTGATGTGGACTACAACAAGGGTCGTCGGCGTATGGCGCCATTTGTATCTCCGAAGCTTGCTGGCAAGGTAATGGAGCGGGACGGATTTACGACCAATACCTACAAACCTCCCCTAATCAAGCCACTGCGTCCTATTACCGTTGAGGACCTGCAGATCCGATCCTTTGGCGAAAACGTGTATTCTACGAAGTCTCCAGACGAGCGGGCCATCGAACTGCTTGCGCGTGACTTGACTGAACTGGAAGATGCTATTACGAGACGAGAAGAGTGGATGGCAGCACAGGTCTTGTTCACCGGAAAGGTGGACATGGTCGGCGATGGCGTGAATCAAACACTCGATTTTGACTTTACGAACAAGCTCGCATTGTCAGGTTCCAACAAGTGGTCGGAAGCAGATAGCGACCCCATCGGAGACTTGAAAAACTGGCGTTTGACCGTCATTCAGAAGTCTGGTATTACGCCAGATACCGCCGTAATGGCTTCTGATGTAGTGGATGCATTCTTGAATCATCCAGCGGTTCAAAAGATCCTGGATAATCAACGGATTAAGCTGGGCCAGATCGACCCTAGAACGCTTCCCAATGGCGTTACCTATCTGGGATCGCTTACGAGTCTAGGGCTGGATCTGTACAGCTATGACGAATGGTATTTCGATGAAACGGAGGGTGTCGAAAAACCGATGGTTCCGCCTGGAACCGTATTGGTTGCCTCGACACGAGCGCGATTCAGCTTTCACTACGGAGCAGTCACACTGATTGGAGCAAACAACCAGTTCGTGACATATGAAGGCGCTCGAATCCCTGACAGTTGGACGGAGAAAAATCCACCGCAGCGTTTCCTGGCGGTCAACAGTCGTCCACTCCCCATTCCGCATGAGGTGGAGAGCTGGTACGTGGCACACGTACTGTAGGGGGAAAGAATATGGGGTATATCGCAAAGGTAAACGTGCGGCATAACGGGGTGCTATACGTTCCGGGAGACAGGATTACAGGCATCGAGGAAAACGAAGCGGCTCGCTTGGTGAGTCTTCGGGCCATCGTGTCAGACGGCAGTCAACCTTTGCTCGATACGGAAAGCGAAGACGGTCATGATCCCCTGGGTAATCTGACAGCCGCAGCGTTTGCCGAACTAAAAGCTAGTGAACAAAAAAGTATGCTTCAAGAATTGGGGATGACTCCAGAGAGCAGTGCCGATAAACGTGTAAAGCAGTACGCCACATGGATTTCACAACAAGAGGAGGGGGGAGTATGAGTTTGTTTGCGGAACAGCTTGCGAAAGACGCGCAAGCTGTCTTCTTCAATCTCAACGAGTTCGGAGAACTTCATACGATTGAAGGCAGGCAGATGGTTATCGTTATCGACAACGACGAGCTCAGGGAGCGCCAGGCCAACTCAACCAATCCTGATGATGGTATTCATGACGCAGAAATCCTTTTCTACGTCAAACGCGAGGATTTCCAACAGCGTCCGGCAGTTGATAGTTGGCTGACCTTGGATGGGAAACAGTACCGTGTTGCATCCGCACAGGAGGACGAGATTTCTTATACCATCGCATTGAGGGCAACTGGATCATGATTACACTGGATGCGAGCAAATTGAAGGAGCTGGAGCAGCGACTCGGGGAGTACCGCAAGAAAGCGCCGGTTGTCTTGTATCGGGCCATCAACCGAGCTGCTGCGAACCTGAAAACGAATGCTACTAAAGAGGTACGAAAAACCTACGTCATAAAAGCTGGCGAGATCAAAAACACGATGACGATCAGCCGTGCGACCAGCAAACGCCTCTCAGCTACTGTCGTTTCACGAGGCAATGCACTGGGGCTGGAGAAGTTTAGCATACGCCCGGCGCAGCCACGACCTAAAAAACCTCCAAAAAGCCTGAAAGTCCAGGTCAGAAAAGACAACGGCATGAAAGGCTTGCTCAGTGCTTTCGTTGCAAATGCTCAAGGGAATCGGGTATTTGAACGCGAGAAAGGAAGGACCAGACGCAAAAAAAGAAGAGATGGGCAATGGACAGAGTTGCCTATCAAGCGTCTTTTTGGCCCTCCTGTTCCGGTGATGCTGGAAAATGAGGGTGTCCGAAGCAGGTTAGAATCTGAGGCCGCAAAAGTGTTTGAGAAGCGGCTAGAACATGAAATCAATCGTGTCTTGGAGGGCAACTGATGGCGACACCATACTTATTGCAAGAAGCCTTGGTCAAAGAGATCAGGGCTCTTTTTGGTGATGTGCGCTTTAAAAATACCAAGGGTGAGGAAGTAGAGCTGAATGTTTACTCACAGTTCTTACCAGCTCAGCGAGCGGGACAAGATAACGATCCCTTTCCGTATGCCATCATCCGCGTGCAGGAGGGCAATCTATCCGCCGTGACGGACCCAGAAACGTGCAATGTGCTCATTTTCTTCGGAATATGGGATGATTCGCTTGACTTCCAGGGGTACAAGGATGTGCTAAATGCCATCACCCGCCTGAAAATTCACCTGTTTGCCAAACAGATCATTGATAGACGATACCGCATCAGCTACCCATTTGATTGGGCGATTGACGAAGACGAAAAGAATCACCCTTACTATTTTGGCGGCGTACAAACCACCTGGTTACTGCCGCAAGTACAACAGGAGGTGCATTTACTTGAGTAGGAAACAAGCAGTTGAAAAAGTGACTGTTGAAACTTCGGATACAGTCACTTTGGATACGGAACAGGAAGCTGTAGGAGATGAAAAGTCAAAAAATGAGCAATTTATCTACATCGGCCCCAACCTGCCGGGTGGTTTCCTGGCACAACATACGGTCTTTCGGGATGGGATCCCGAAGCATCTTGATGGGGTAAGGAAGACATATCCGCAAGTCGATACGCTGCTCGTACCGGTTACGCAGCTTTTGGAGACGCAAGCCCAACTGCGGCGCAAGGGAACGGCAGTACAGCAAGCATATCAGGCATTGAGCAGAAAGGAGCAGGCAAATGGAAATTAACCATGGCGTATCGGGCAGCGAGGTCGCCACTTCGCTGCTTACTCCAGTTGAGGCTACCGCGAGCTTGCCTGTCGTAGTCGGTACAGCCCCGGTGAATTTGTCGACGAAAGATTCACTTCCGGTCAATGTCCCGGTGCTTTGCTATTCTTTTGCGGAAGCGAAAGCTCACTTCGGATATTCGGACGATTTCGAGAAGTATTCCTTGTGCGAAGTGATGGACTCACACTTCCGCTTGTTCAATCTAGCACCTGTCGTTCTTATCAACGTACTGGATCCCACCCTCCACAAAATAACGGTTTCTCCTGCATCCGTAAATGTAGTGCAAGGCATAGGTACCGTGGAAGAGGATGGGATTATACTCGACAGCGTCAAGGTCCAATCCATAGCGGAACCAAGCGTTACCTATACGCGCGATACCGACTACACACTGTCCTTCAATGATGAAGGTCACCTGATCGTAGCTGTAAAAGCAGGCGGGGCGATTGGCAGCGCGACATCTGTACTGGTAGGCTACGATAAGCTGGACCCGTCAGCTGTAGACAGCACGGAGATCATTGGCGGAGTGGACATCAACGGGAAGGTGACAGGGCTTGAGCTTATCAAAGAGGTTTTCCCACGATTTGGTATGGTACCCGGATTGATTCTCGCGCCTGGCTACTCTCAAGATCCACTGGTAGCAGCCGTAATGACCGCCAAAGCAAGCAATATTAACGGCGTTTTCAACGCCTTGGCCCTAACAGACCTGCCGACGGATGCTGTGAAGCAGTATGCGGATGCGCCTGCCTGGAAAAACAGTAACAACTACACGGAAACGCGCCAAATTCCGCTGTGGCCAATGGTGGCCATGGGCGGGAAAAAGTATCACTTCTCGACACAAATGGCTGGAGCAATAGGTGCTACAGATGCGGCAAATAGCGGTATTCCGTATGCCTCGCCGTCGAACAAGGCGCTGAAGGCAAACGCCGCCGTACTCAAAGACGGAACGGAAGTATTCTTGGGACTGGAGGAGGCGAACTACCTCAATAACCAAGGAATTGTGACTGCGCTTAATTTTATCGGTGGATGGAAAACATGGGGGAACTTCACTGGCGCTTTTCCTGCCGTTACAGACCAGAAAGACAGCCTAATCCCTGTTCGTCGAATGTTTGACTTTGTCATCAACTCTTTGATCCTGACATACTGGAGTAAGGTTGATGACCCGACCAACAAACGACTGATCGAAACGGTATTGGATGGTGTGAACATTTGGCTTAATGGCCTAACATCTTCTGGATACCTGCTGGGTGGCCGTGTTGAGTTTCGCCGGGAGGACAACCCTGAGACCGAATTGATGGCAGGGCGAATCAAATTCCGCGTGTTCTTGACGCCGCCTTCGCCAGCACAAAGCATCAGTTTTATCTTGGAGTACGATACATCTTATCTGGCTGCTCTTGCAGCGTAAGGAGGGTAATACATGTCAGAACAACTCTCTGCCATCCTGAATGATTTCAACGCCTACTTGAATGGTACTGAATTCCTTGGAGTTGCCGATGTTGACTTGCCTGACCTGGAGTCCATGACAGAAACCATTAGTGGCGCGGGGATTGCCGGCGAAATCGACAGTCCGATTCTAGGACATTTTGCATCCATGACGGTAGCCGTTAACTGGCGCGTCCTGGAAAGGGCAAATTTCAGACTGGCAAGGCAGGAAGTTCACCATATTGACTTTCGCGGTTCCATTCAGCGGGTAGATAAAAAGACAGGGACTTACGACCAGGTTCCGGTGAAAGTTACCGTTCGCGGAATCCCCAAAAACACGCCACTTGGAAGCTTCGCAAAAGGCTCCACTATGGACAACTCCAACGAGTTGGAAGTGGTGTATCTCAAAGTGATGCATGATGGGGAAACAGTGGTTGAAATCGATAAGTTCAACTACGTTTGCGTGATTGATGGCGTGGACTACCTCGCCAAAGTACGATCAAATCTTGGGCTGTAGGAGGAAAAAAACATGGATACTGAAAACAAAAACGTAACCGCTGAGGAAACAGAAACAGTTGAAACTGCGGCGGGGGTCAACCCGGATCAGGAAAGTATCTATCGCTTGTCCACGCCGATCCAGTTCGACGGCAATACCATTACGGAGTTGGATTTGCGATTTGAGGATCTGACGGGAAAAGATCTGATCCTTTGCGCGAAACAAGCAAGGAGAATCGATCCGCAAGAAGTTCGCCCGGGCAGAGCATTGTCGCTGTCGTATCAGATCGCGGTCGCGGCAAAGGCTGCCGGAGTTACGCCCGAGTTGTTTGACAAACTGAAAGCGGATGATTTCACGGTCGTTACCCAGAGGGCCGAGAATTTTTTATTGCGACGGGGATAGAAGGGAATATTGGAAAGGGCCTCCGAGTCATTGCGGTTGCCCTTTCTTCTTCTATGCCCCACTCAAGTCCTCACGATTGGCTCAACGAAACATTGTCCGATTTAAGGGAATGGGTAGAAGCCAATGAGGAAGTTGAGCAGAAACGTGAACAGCAGCGCCAGAAACTGAGAGCACAAAATCCTGGACCTCGTAAAGTTCGAAGACGAAAGGGGAGAAGGTAGTTGGCCAAAGAGTACAAAACCACCTTTTCTTTCGGGGGAGAGCTAAACCCGACGTTTTCGAGTGCAGTAGATAAAGCGCGTGATGGAATAAAAGGCCTGGAAAAAGAGGCAGATAAAGCGGATGGCGTCTTTGGACAACTGACCAAGTCCGTCGGTGGTTTCGGAAAGATTGTCTCCAGAGTGGCGCAATACACCGGGGCGTATGCATTGATTACGAGTGTCACCGATGCAATTGGCAATATGGCTGGTTCGCTAATTGGCTTTCAGGACTCGATGGCTCAGCTGCAGGCTTCGACCGGGGCAACTGTACAGGACATGCAGGCACTCTCCGAATCCGCCAAAAACCTGTACAACCAAAATCTTGGTGAGGATTGGGACGATGTTGCCCACTCCTTGAGTTTGGTAAAACAGGTGACGCAGCAGACGGGATCGGAGTTAGAGAACACCACCAAAAACGCAATGGTGTACCGTGATGTGTTTGGCGAAGACATCCAGGAGTCGATCAAAGCGACCGACACCATGATGAAAAATTTTGGGATCACAAGCGACCAGGCGTATAATCTGCTGGCGCAAGGAGCCCAGAAAGGCCTGAACAAGTCGGACGAGTTGCTGGATAGCGCCAACGAATACGCTCCTTACTTCGCTACCCTGGGTTTTACCGCAAACCAAATGTTTGACACGTTTAGCGCTGGACTTGAGTCCGGCGCTTTTAATTTGGATAAAGTTGGGGATGCCGTTAAAGAGTTTGGGATCCGCGTTAAAGACGACTCGAAAAGCACCAACGAAGCCTTTACCGCACTCGGCTTTAATGCCGACAAGATGGCGCAGACATTCGCGCGCGGGGGGCCAGAGGCGCAAAAGGCCTTTACTCAGGTGGTTGATGCTATCTCCAAAGTCCAGGACCCCGTGAAAAAGAATGTAATTGGCGTGCAGCTGTTTGGGACCATGTTTGAGGACTTGGAAAAAGACGTCATTGCCGCCATGGGCAGCGCTCGAAGTCAGTTTGACATGACCAAAGACACCATGGGCGAAGTCACCAAAGTCAAGTACAGCACAGTCAGCAAAGCCTTTCAGGGGATCGGCCGGCAGATCATGACCGGAATCATCATGCCCCTTGGAGACTTGGCTTTACCAGCTTTGCAAAGTTTTAGTGACTGGTTTGGCGACGTTCTGCCGAAAGTGACTGGTTTTTTCAAAAGCATAGGTAGTGATATTGGTTCCTTCGCTTCTCGCCTTTTTGATAGCGGAATCGATCAGGGCAGTCTTGGTAAGATAGTTGCTGTCATGACGGACTTAAGAGACGACTTTTTAAACGGCTGGAACGCTGTGATGCCCATCTTCCAAAAGGTTGGGGCAGGGTTTTGGGAGGTATCAGCCAGGATCACCAAAGCCCTTATCCCAGTTGGCACGTTTCTCCAGGCGAAGCTGTGGCCAGTCTTATCCAAGGTGTTTGGATTCCTCGCGAATGATGTCGCTCCTGCCGTCTCCCGTGCTGTTTCTTCGATGGTGCCGACTATCGTGAGTGTGGCCGGTAAGATCGGGGACACAATAGCGGCCATGTTTAATGTGGTCAAACCAGTTATAGACGGGCTCGTTGGCGTGTTCAATTTTTCGTTCCCGTTTATCAAGGCAGTCGTTATCAGTGCGATCAATAGCGTGTCCGGTGTATTCAACGGTCTTATGACAACACTCGGAGGAATTCTGGACTTTATCACGGGTGTCTTTACAGGGGACTGGTCAAAGGCGTGGACTGGGGTAAGGGACGTATTTAGTGGTGTGTTCAGCTCGTTGGCTTCTTTGCTTAAAGCCCCTATTAACGCGGTCATTTCCCTTATCAACCAAGCTCTCCAATCCATCGGTAGCATCAGCGTAGACATCCCGGATTGGGTTCCTGGCATGGGCGGGGAGAAGCTGAGTTTTAGCTTTCCAGAGATCCCTATGTTGGCCGAGGGCGGTGTGGCAACAGGCCCCACTCTGGCGATGATCGGGGAAGGCACCGAAAGCGAAGCGGTTCTTCCTTTGTCGAAACTGGATAGCTTGCTGAACTCTGCTGCATCTTCTGGATATGGAGGCGTCGGGGGCGGTGGAGATATTCACGTTACCTATTCGCCATCCACAGTCATCCAAGGGAATGCCACTCCAGAAGCCATCGAGCAGATGAAGCGCGAAGCTGAAATGAACCTTCGTAGGCTTGAACAGATGCTGAGAGACTTGCAGCGCGATAAGCAAAGGAGGGCCTTTGTCTGAACACCTACACAACGATGCAGGGAGATACTTGGGATGGTATCTCCTACAAACTTTTTGGCACTGATAAGCATATGCCCCGGCTAATCAAGTCCAACCCAGCGTTTGCTGATACTGTCATCTTTTCAGCTGACGTCGTACTTACGATTCCGCCCATTCCGGTGGCCGCATCTTCGACGCTGCCGCCATGGAGGAAAGAGGGATAACATGGACATGATCGACGCGCGGCGCGCAGAATTAGGCATTTCCTACAACGGATATGAACTCTCTATCGATCTGGCAGGGGACCTCCTGGATTTTTCGTATACCGATGCAGCTCCAGGCGAGTCGGATGATCTGCAGATCACGTTAGAGGACCGAGAAAACAAGTGGCAGAGTCCAGAGTGGATGCCCATGCAAGGAGATAGCATACAGGCTGAGATCAGGACGATTGGTTGGGATAATCCGGGGGAGATTAAGCGGCTGCCACTGGGTAGCTTCGAGGTGGATTCTGTTGCCATGGGCGGCCCGCCCGATACGGTAACAATCAAGGCGACAAGCCTACCACTCAAAGGGACGGCTAGGCAGGAGAAACGGACAAAAGCATGGGAAAAGGTTACGCTACGATCCATTGCTGCGGAAGTCGCTAAAAGAGCAGGTTTGAAGCTTACCTATCTTGCCCCGGTGAATCCAACGTATGAGCGGGTTGACCAGACCGAACAAGAGGATCTTGCTTTTTTATACAGCCAGGCGAAGGAAGAAGGAATTGCTGTCAAAGTGTCTGCTGGTCAACTGGTACTGTTTGATGAGTTTGAGTTTGAAAAAGCGGATCCGGTTGCAACCTTAACTCGCGGAAAAGACAACATTATTTCGTACAAATTTGATTGGAGCGCTTCTTATGCGGCATATGTCGCTTGCGAAGTGAGCTACACCCAAGCGAAAAAGAAACAGACGATCAAAGCCAAGTACGTGCCACCGGGTGCTCCTGCTATTGGCCCGGTGTTAAAGATCAACGAACAAGCGGCAAATGAGGCAGAAGCCCTGCGCAAAGCGCGAAAGGCTCTGCGCGAAAAGAACAAAGAAATGTCGCTGGCGTCGATGACTCTGATGGGTGATACCAGACTTGCAGCAGGAGTGACGATCCTGGTATCCGGATTTGGAACATTTGACGGGAAATACCTAATTGTGAGCGCCAGCCACAACATCGGGAGTGGTGGCTACACAACGAATATATCGATGCGACAAGTATTGGGGTGGTAAAGGCATGAGCATAGCGAAAAATATGCTGCGTGTTGGCGTTGTTTCTTCTGTAAATCCGGCGAACGCGACTGTTAGGGTGTTTTTCCCAGATCGAGATAACCTGGTTTCTAATGAGCTGCCTGTGATCTTCCCACACACGCTGAAAACGCGACATTATAGCCTGCCGGCCGTAGGCGAAAATGTCGTCTGTCTGTTTCAGGGTAATGGCATACAGGATGGCTACTGTCTTGGGGCGATCTACTCGGAAGTTGACTTGCCGCCGGTGCAGGATAAAAACCTGTCGGGGGTATGGTTCGAGGACGGTAGCCATGTCTATTATGACCGCGAGAAGAAGAAGCTACATGTCAAAGCAGTCAGCGATGTTTATATCGATGGTGATCTGCATGTCTCAGGTCAGGTCTACACAGGTGGTTCCGCATGAGCAGTAATCTTGGTAGCCTTGGGCCCGTGGTGTTTGTCGCTACCCCAGAAACCATGCGCACATTTCAAAATTTCACGCGAAGCGGCGCCAGCCGGTACGCCGATCACGAAATCCTTGGGAAAAAGCCAAAGACACAGTGGGTCGGCCCGGGGCTGGATACCATTACCTTCACGATGGTGTTTGATGCCTTCTATGGTCTCAATCCGCGGAAGGAATTGAACCAATTGGTGGAGATCGAGCGAGCTGGCAAAGCGATGCCTCTGGCTGTCGGAGGCGTCGGTATCGGTGTCTATATGTGGGTAATTACCTCGCTGGAGCAAACATGGGACGTCATCGATAATCAAGGCTATGTGCTCAAAGCGAAAGCGAATATCACCCTAAAGGAGTATGTGAAATAATGGAATACACCGTGGATATTCCAACTGCGGGAACATGGGTTAATTTCTCGCCGGCGTCGCTGGTGGAGGAAGTCAAACAGAACATACGAACGATTGCGTCGACGGCTCTTGGGTCGGCTCCAGGATCCAGGACGATTGGCGTAGATTGGGAGCTGGTAGATGAGCCGATCAACATTGTCAAAACGAGGATTGCGGGTGTGTTGATGGCCGCCATCGCCGAGCAGGAACCACGCGCTCAAATCACGAGGATCGATTTCCGCGAGCAAGAAACTGACGGCATGTATGGACGATTGGTGCCTATTATTCGATTTATCTTGGCAGAGGGGGAAACGTAATGTCTGGTTTAACGAGTTTGCCAGAGATCGACTTTATAGACGTGGACGCAGAAAAAATCACCAATGACATTATCGCGGTATACGAGGCGTTGGCTGAGCGCAGTTTGTATCCAGGCGATCCGATCCGTTTGTTTTTGACGGCCCTGGCGCAAATCATCATCCAGCAGCGCGTGCTAATCAACCAAACGGCCTTGAAAAACCTTTTGCGGTACGCCAGCGGCGATGTACTGGATCATATGGGGGCGTTTTACAAAGTCCCTCGCCTGGAGGCACAGGCAGCGCGAACAACACAACAGTTCGTGCTATCGGCGGCGCTGTCAACCGCAACACTGATACCAGCAGGCACAAGGGTGGGCCCTGCAGGTGGGAACGGGCTGTTTTTTGAGACAGCCGAGCCGTTAGAGATCCCTGCCGGTACTCTCACTGGCACAGTTGAAGCGCTTTGCATGACTCCCGGAGGCTCCGGGAATGGTTTCCTTCCGGGGCAATTGAACACACTTATCGATCCTCTACCTTTTGTGCAGAGCGTAAGCAATTTGACGACCACTACCGGCGGAGCGGATCGTGAAACGGACGATTCCTACCGCGAGCGCATCCACAACGCTCCAGAGTCGTTTAGTGTTGCGGGGCCAGATGGGGCATATCGTTTTTTAGCAGCATCGGCCAGCCAACTCATTGTAGACGTATCTGTTACCAGCCCCAATCCAGGAGAGGTAAAGATCATCCCTCTTTTGGCGGGAGGGGAACTGCCTACTCAAGAGATATTGGACGCCGTATCCGAAAAGTGCTCTGCGTCGGATAAACGGCCATTGACCGACCTGGTAACGGTAGTTTCACCAACAATCCAGCACTATGACGTATCGCTGACCTATTGGGTCAGCGTCTCGCGAGCTGCAGAGACAGCGGCTATTCAGACGGCAGTAAACGACGCCGTCCAATCCTATATCTTGTGGCAAAAGTCGGCGCTCGGACGGGATATAAACCCATCTGAGCTGACACGACTTTTGATGCAGGCTGGAGCTCACCATGTATCGGTCGTGTCTCCCGTGCACACGGAGGTAGATTTTGATCGTGTCGCGGTCGCTGATACGGTTACGGTGACATATGGAGGACTGACAAATGGTTAAGGCAACGCAGATCAGCCTCACGCAGTTGCTCACGCCCAACCTACTGGCCGATGAAAATGTCCGCAATGCTGCAGCAAGTATTGATACAGAACTACAGGCCGTTGCTTCGGCAGCCAAGCGCCTGCCTTTCCTGGCAAACTTGGACAGCATGAACGAGAAATGGCTTGACGAGTTGCTTTGGCAGTTTCACGCCGAGGGCATCGAGTTTGCGGAGACTCCAGAAGAGAAACGGGATCTCATCCGCAACTCGATCGATATCCATCGGACGAAAGGGACGAGATATGCTATCGAAAGGATCCTGGAAATTCTCTCCATGCAAGGTGTTATTCAAGAATGGTGGGAATTTGAAGGCGATCCCTTTACCTTCCGTATCGACGTAAACATAAAGTCAGACCGGGTGATTACAGATGAGAAGCTCAATCTGCTTGAGAGGCTAGTGAATGAGTTCAAAAATACGAGATCGCACCTTACGAAGATCGGTACCAACCTGACGACGAAAGGGACGATTGAATATTCGCTGGCGAGTGAAGCACTGGTTTTGGAAAGCATGCCACGATACTGCGGATCGTTTTACACCGGAGGTGACAACAGCTTATGCTAACGGACTACGCTATGGAGCGGCAAACAAACGCCCTGGACACGCTATTCAACAGCGCAGAGATCGAGATCAGTGGCACGGTGAAGCCAATGGAGTTGCTCAAGGTAAGAACCAGTTCAAGCAGCATCACCTTTCTGATCCGTGTCCCGGAGGCAGAAACAGGGGTGATTACAAAACAGATGATCCGGGACAGGGAGGGTATTGTTGTGTGGCAAGACAGCGTAAATGTCACCAAGGGGAACAGAGAGATGGCTTTGACCATCCCCATCGAACTGAAATGGAAAGCAGGTGAGTCGAAGTGACCTATGTAAAGCAGCATCACGTCAACCGCTTGGTGGATCGCCCGAATACGTATGTCTTGAGTGAAAATGGGGACGGTACAGTGCAGATCGTCCCAGCGTGGAATGTGATTGCTGGGACGCCCGTTGATGATACTCGATTGAACCATATGGAGGACGGAATTGAAGGGGCTCACCTTTTGGTTGAAAAATCCGAACGGCGCATCACAAGACTGGAAGCCTATCTCGACATCGACAACCGTGGCGTATCTGGCGCTCAGGCTCGTTTCGCAGACACCTACGACGGCCAGACGGATCCGGTTCTGCAACTCGATCAAACAAAGACGTACTCCCTCGACGAGATAGCTGCCAACGCCTCTGCCGTAACGGTGCAAGTTGCATCTGTGACGGGCCTATCCGTTGGTCAGGAAGTGACCATTGCCTCCAGCGCTGGCGTAGAGGATCAGCAGATCGCGGCTATCGATACCGTTGACCAGACTGTGACCTTTCCGTCAGTGCAATACAGTCACCCGAAAGGAGCCCTCATTGCGCGAACAACAATGGAGATGGATACGGAAAATCAGCGGTTCCAGATCGGCAGCTGGGCCACATATTCGGTGACGATCTCGGAGGCGTAGAGGTTATGGAGAAAAAAGGAAACGGTCAAAATAACGGCCATTTGCGGAAGGGAGCGTGTGATGCGTGTATAGCTTATATAAAACTATATCCTTCGAAT